TTGTTTGGGCAAAGAGCGAAATTGCCCGACGCAATCGCGCCGCCCTCTCCAAAGCTACAGGGGGCAAGTGATGAGCGCTTTCTACACAGTCATCTGCGAAGGCAAATACAGCTACGAAAATGACCACGTTGCCAAGCCGCTCGATGAGCAGCTTCGTCTGATTGCGGACCTCGTTTGGACTGAACAATGGGACGAAATCTCCGCTTGCTACAAAAGCGACCCGCTCGCCGGAACGTGCGTCGATGCAATGGCGGAACTTGCCGAAGCTCTCGACGCGCAAAGCAAGCGCCTGGAGCAAGAGCCGGGCGATGAAGCGTGCGCAATCATCCGCCGCGTTCTGAACCGTGAACCGTGGTTTCCGCCGTCTGACGAAGGCGAACCCGATCCGCGCCGCTTTAACGAGATGGTTCGTCAGCAAACAAGCTGGGGGGCATGATGCGCGCCGCCCTCTCCACAACCTTCGAGCTTATCTGCATCGCCGCTTTCGTCGGCGCAATCCTTACGGTGTCGCCCTAAACAACGGAGAACGCACAATGGAAAACGTAGTCATCAACGGTGTCGAATATGCACCCGTCAAGCAGTCAACTGGCTCGCGTGCTGTTGTCGTAGTGGATCGTGGCTGGATTTTCGCTGGCGACGTAACGCGCGCAAATGGCCGCATCAAGCTCGCTAATGCGCTGCATGTTTTCAAGTGGGAGTCGCAAGGCTTCTCTGGAATGGTGGCCGATCCCAAGAAAGCCAAAGCTGATCTGCGCAAGGTTGCAGACGTTGATATTCCAGAAGGCGCGGAAGTGTTTTGCGTGCCTGTTGCTGATGGCTGGGGGCTGTGATGAGCGCAGGCTTTAAGCCAGTCGGCTACGGCGACGGCTACGGCAAGGGCTACGGCGACGGCTACGGCTACGGCGACGGCTACGGCTACGGCAAGGGCTACGGCTACGGCTACGGCTACGGCTACGGCTACGGCTACGGCGACGGCTACGGCTACGGCGACGGCTACGGCAAGGGCTACGGCGACGGCTACGGCGACGGCTACGGCTACGGCAAGGGCTACGGCTACGGCTACGGCTACGGCTACGGCTACGGCGACGGCTACGGCTACGGCGACGGCTACGGCAAGGGCTACGGCGACGGCTACGGCGACGGCTACGGCTACGGCAAGGGCTACGGCTACGGCGACGGCTACGGCTACGGCTACGAAACTGTCAACAATAGCGATCACATCCGACGCGCGAAGGTGTCGCCATGACCGACGCTGAAACCCTCTCAGAAGGCGTGCTTCTTGCGATAGCTTGGATTGCAACGCCATGAGTCCGTACATTGCAGAGGAAGCCATGCGCTGCGAAATGGCAAAGGTCGTCAAAGACTTTGGGTCGCTTGCGGATTTCATAAAGCGCTTGCGTGCCGCTGGCTACACAAACCGCGAAATAATCGACCATGGCGGCATTGTGTGGAAGCGCGAAAAGCAACGCCAGCAACTTATGAACGCAAGGGCAATATGATCCGCGCAATCTCATATTGGCGCTGGCGTCTCTGGCTACATTGGACAGCGCACGCACAGCCCGCCTTCGTCCGCTACTACCAACGCAAGATAGCGGCGGCAAAGAGGCAGCATAAAAAAACCTCGCACATTGTCGCGAAACTGAAAAGCGAACGGCACGACGCGCTTAGGAAGGAAATCGGGCGATGAACAACGTCTATGCCCTACGCGCGGAAGGCGTGAAACATGCCGAACTGCGCGAGCAAATCAAGCAAATTGGCGGACTGTCTGACGATGATCAGACTTTGCTTGATACACTAGAAGGCGCGTCGAGCTACCCGGAACTGTGCGGGCTTGTCCTTCGCGAAGCCAAGGCAAGCGAGGCGATGGCCGAAGGGCTGCAAAGCATCATTGACGACATGCAACAGCGCAAGGCGCGGCTTCTACACCGCGCAAAGCAATACCGCGCGACGGTTGCGGAATCCATGTTGAACGCTGGCGAACGCAAGCTGACGCTGCCCGACATGACGGTATCCGTCCGCATGGGCAAGCCGCGCCTCATCATTGACGAGGGCGCAATACCGGATCGCTACCGCGTGCCACACATCACATTCAAGACGAACAGGGACGCCATTCAAGCGGACGTTGACAAGGGCGATGTGCCCGAAGGCGTCCAGATAGCAAACCCGCAGCCTATCATCACCATACGCGGAGCGTGACATGACCGAGGAAACACTGCTGTCAATTTTGAACGGTTGCCGGATCACGCACACGCGCGCCATCAGCATGGCGAAGCCGTTCCGGTTCTGGATGCGCGAAGCCTTTATGAAAGAGGCCCGGCAAGACCGTATGCACGCGCGCTACACGATCCAACGCATTCGCGCAATTCGCGCTAAAAAGGGGAAAAAAGCATGATTATTCCGAAGCCATCCGAAGGCGGCGACTTTACCCCGGCCCCTGCCGGGACATTCATCGCGCGCTGCTATCGCTTTGTCGATCTTGGCACGCATATGAACGAGTTCAATGGGGAAAAGAAAACCCGCCATGAAGTCCTGATTTCATGGGAATTGTCCGACGAGTTCATGGAGGACGGCAAGCCGTTCACGATCAACAAACGCTATACGTGGTCCATGCACGAGAAGTCCACACTTCGTCAGCATTTGGAGGCGTGGCGCAAGAAACAATTCGGCCCCGAAGATTTCGACGGACCGCAGCCCTTTGACACGCGCAACATTGTCGGAAAGCCCTGCACGTTGACTATCGTCAATGAGAAAAAGCAGGACGGCAAAACGATTGCGAAAGTCACGGGCGTAGGCCCGGCCATCAAGGGCGTTGAAGCGCGCGAATTGACGAATGCGCCGGTCTATCTGGCGCTGACCGCCGACCGATGGGATGCGTCGATCTACGCGGACCTTGGCGAATACTACAAGGGCCTGATTGCGGAGTCGCCCGAGTACAAAGACCTGATGATGAAGCTGCGCAAGCCGGATGATCCGCAGGGCTACAATCCAGGCGGCGATCTATCAGACGACATCCCGTTCTAATGTCGCGCCTCATCACAGACGACAAGATCGAAGCGGCGCTAAACTTCCTCGCTACATCTAGCGAGGACATAGCCGCCGCCCGTGCAATGCGGCTTCGCGCTGAGTTTCGGCGCAAGCGTGTGCGCGCTGAATTGATCCGCAAGGCGAACGAGCCGAACGCACAGATGCGCGAGGCATGGGCCGAAAGTCATCCCGAGTATGCGGCGGCTTGCGAGTCAGAATGTGAAGCCGTCGAGCGTGACGAGTTCTTGCGCGACAGGCGCAACGGAGCGGACGCCGTGATTGAGGCGTGGCGTAGCGAGCAAGCAAACGCCAGAGCCGGAAACGGATTTAGATAGAGGCGAACCATGTGGACAGGTTTCGACATTCTCATTGCGCTAGTGATACTAGCCGCAATCCTTGGTATAATTACATTGATCGTTCGGGCGCTGTATCCGAACAAGGTTGTAGCTGACGAGCGCGACGAGTTTGACAACTACGTGAGCGAGAACCCGGAGACGCGCTTTCGCAAGGTAAACGGGGATGATGTGTGATGGCAATGACGAAGGCAGAAAAGGCGCGCGTCGAAGAATTAGAAAAGGCGCTGCGTTTAGCTAGGGCGCTTCGCTTGCCTGATTACCCAAAGCCCGCCTCGATGACCCGCGATGAGATTACCGCAAACCTTGTGCCGGGTGGCGAGAAGTATGGCAGGCGGCAGAAGGTAGCGTTTGGGTATTTTTACAATACTCACTCGGTAACGGTTTCGCGCGGCTGTAGCGATGGCATGACGCACTCGTGGTCTGGCGATGTAACGACTACTAAAAACATGGGCGTCATGTATTCCGATGAAGCTGACGCTTGGCGCGCGGTTCGGCATGAGTTAACCGAGAAGTACGCTCGGCAGCTTGCGGATATTGATGCGCGCATTTCCGCGCTTGTGGCGCAAAAGGAAAGCGTGTGACCAAGCGCCCGACGATCCGCGTACACGGCAGGAGCGTTTTGGAGTGGATCGGTAAGACCGACGACCATATGCCGCCGCCGTCCATTCGCGCGCGCATCTTCGACCGATGCGAAGGCGTCTGCCACATCAGCAAGCGCAAATTGCAGCCTTGCGATGAATGGCACCTAGATCACATCAAGAGCATCAGAAACGGCGGGGAAAATCGCGAGACGAATCTAGCCCCGGCTTATGGCCCCGCACATCGCGAGAAGACCGCGAAGGAAAACAGCGACGGTGCAAAGGCTGATCGGATGCGCGTTAAGCACATTGGCGCAGATGATGAGCCGAAGAACCCAATTCCGGCGCGGCCTCGAAAGAAAGCCGCCCCGCAGAACAACGCAAGCCGACCGCTTGCAAAGACACTACCGCCCCCGCGCGCGATGTACAGGAGCGAGATATGAAATGGTGCGAATGCCTAAAGCGCGAAGTTGAGAATTGCGACTGTCCCGCCGCCACTTCCGCACCTGTGGGGGATGTGGGGGAGTTGGTGAAGCGGTTGCGCGAACGTGCAGGCTTTGCTCTAGAAGAAAACACCGCGACTGCTATCTCTGATGCGCGCCACTTCGAGGAAGCCGCCGACGCGCTCAACTCACTAGCCGCAAGGCTGGCGGAGTGCGAGGCTGCTGATAGGCAACGCGACGTTCGCGACAAGTTTCTTGTCGAGCGCGGTCTGTGGGGCGAATTTGTCAAGTGGCTTCCTGATGAACTTCCGCCAGTGGCCGCCGAAGCACGGCTGGCGGAGTGCGAGAACGAGAATTACGAGCTTCGCCTAATTATCATGGGCGGTGAGGATGCGCCCGGTTTTGCTGGCTCCGTGCCGCTAAACACGTTGCGTGATCAGATGCAGCGCGAGCGGCTTGATATGTCTCAAAGCTTAGAGGCTTCCGCCGCAAGGCTGGCGGAGTGCGAGCGGGAACGGGATGAGGCGCGCAATGCGGGAATAGCCATAGGCCAATCGCAAGGCTTCAAGCTGCATTTGAAATTGCAAGACCGCGTCGAGGCGTTGGAGAAGGCGCTTGGAAGAATTGCAGCATTTGACGATAGCGTTGCAAACGCCAAGCTCGCTGCGACAGGTAGCTATTATTACTTCGATGAGCCGAGGGCAGTTAAGATTGCCCGCGCCGCCCTCAAAGCGGAGGCTCCAAATGAGTGAGCAGGAGAAGTCAGAACTTACACAGCGCCAGCGTTTCGTCATCAAATGGATTGATGAAAACGAACATCACAGAGCGCGATGGATGCGCGAGGGCAGGGAAGCTTTCGGGCCATTTGAAACTTGGGACGCTTTTGAAATATCTGGATACAAAAAGCGCATCCGAATAAAGCGCGGCGACTTCGAGGCCATCCTGCCGTTTGTCGAAACGACTTCCGAGCAAGGCCGCATGTTCAAGTCAACCCTCTCCCCGGAGGCCCCATGACCCGCGCCTCTTTTACGCAAGCTGACGGGGAGCGCGCGCCTATGCGCCTGCTAGACGCCGCCCGGGCCGTCATGGGAGATTCAGCGCCTTCCGCCGCGTGGCTGCGAAAGCAGGCTGGCGAGGGGCGGCTTGTCATCTGGCGCATTGCCGGGAAAGACTACACGACGGAACTAGCCGTCAGGGAGATGCTGGACCAATGCGCGCTAAAGGGGCAAGGCTCTGGCTCCGGCCAGCATACGACAAAACCGCCTCAGTCTGGGTTATCCGCGACGGAACCCGGCAGATCAGCACTGGATGCGCTCCGGCAGAGCGCCAAGAAGCTGAGAGAAAGCTTGGCGAATACATCGCCGCAAAGCACAAACCCGCTCGCCTCGGGGGGCGTGACCCTCTTTCCGTCCCGGTCGCGGACGTAGCGAACATCTATTTGCAGGAACGCGCCCCGGGCCAGAAACGGGCGCATGAGACAATCAGGCGGATCATGGCTGTAGCTGAGTTCTATGGGGACAGGACGCTCGCCGCCGTCAATGGGCAGTCGTGCCGGGAGTATGCCGCCACAAGGCCGGCGCAGGCCGCCAGACGCGAGCTTGAGGACTTCCGCGCCGCGATCAATCATTATTTCGCAGACGAGCTTCTGGCGCCCAAGATTAACATACAGCTTCCAGACAAAGCCGCGCCCCGTGAGAGGTGGCTTACCCGGGCGGAAGCTGCCCGGCTCTTGTGGGCGGCATGGCGCAAGGCGCAGGCGATGCCCAAGGGCGGCAAGCGATACGTGGCGCAACATGTAGCCCGGTTCATCCTTGTGGGCCTGTACACGGGCACGCGGTCGGCGGCGATATGTGGCGCGGCGATAAGGCCAACTATCGGGCGTGGCTATATCGACTTGGAGCGCGGCGTTTTCTACAGGCGAGCGCCAGGAACAGCAGAGACAACCAAGCGCCAGCCATACATTCGCCTTCCCGGGCGGCTGCTTGCGCACTTGCGCCGTTGGGAGCGTCTAGGGCTATCGAGTAAGGCCATCGTGGAATGGGAAGGCCAGCCCGTTACCCGGGTCAGCAAGAGCTTTGCCCGGGTCGCTACGGCGGCAGGATTGGCTGGCGTGTCGCCGCACGTTCTGAGGCATACCGCCGTAACGTGGGCGATGCAGAACGGGGCCGATCCGGTTGAAGCCCGGGGCTATTTTGGCTTGACGGAAAAGACCATGAACGAGGTCTATCTGCATCATCACCCGGATCATCAGCAGGGCGTGGCCCGGGCTGTGTCCGCCCAACAGGTTCCCAACAGGTTAGGCGTGAACAAAACGCGACGGGAGGCCATTTGATGCAACGGAAAGTGACGGGATTCCATGCGGTTAATGTTGGAGCATCTTGGTGTAAACGAGATGCTCTACCAACTGAGCTAACCGCCCGATCAATGGGTTATGTGGCTTTGGCCGATTTTCCCAACAGCTTCCCCAACAGGTCCGCCAAGACTTTGTACAGCGCAGCACGCCCCGGGGCAACTTCCCCCGCCATTCGTGCGGCCAATTGAAGGAGAGAGCATGAGCGAGCTTGAGCAGTTGCTAGAACGTGTGCGCGCGGCGAAGGGGCCGGATCGGAGGCTTGGTCGCGAAATACATCGCAAATTTACCGATGACTGCGTGACTGGCGACATGGAAGATTACTCAGGCTGCACAGAGTTAGTCGACGCCGCCCTTGCCCTTGTGGAGAGGATGTTGCCGGGCTGGAAGTACCAACTCAACCAGAACGAAGGCTGCGGCCTCATCAAGAGCGGGAACGTCTTGACCACGCAAGTCGTGTGGGAAAAGGCGAACACCATGCCCCTCGCCATCCTTGCCGCGCTTCTCTCTGCCCTCATAGCGCAGCGCGAAAATGATGCGGCCAAGAATTGTCCCACAACGTAGCAAAATCAGTCCCGTTTTCAGAAGTTGGACACGAAAGGCCGCTTCTGACCGCAAACGATCAATTTAGGCAAGTGCCCAACCATAGGAGAGAAGGCGATTAATCCTTCCCGCCCCGAATAGCCTTCACCGTCCCTTTGGGGTTTGTCTCGATGCTATCCACAAGCTTTTCCAACAACCGAATAGTAACCGGGCCGAATGGTG